CTCTTATAGTACTACTATTAAATATTCTATCTAATGTACCTTTAGCACTATCAACTTGCCCTTCAGTGTATCCAGATACTGTACCTACTACTATTTCTTCTGTAGTTGCGCTACCAAAGCTAATAGTTGTGACTTCTTCTGTAATTTCTGTGGTGTCAAAACCATTTAATACATTTGTAATGTCAGTTTTAGATATAATTACTGAATTAACAATTTCGTCTGCATTTTCATCTGGTAAAACATCTAATAAAACATCACCAATTACTACGGCTTCAAAATTATCTAATATGTCTTTTATTTTGCTTCTTTTTCTTCTGGCCTTTTTAAGTTGTTCTTTATATATTTCTCTTTCAGCTTTAAGATCATCTATAGCCTGTTCCTGTTCCGCAGTTAGAACTATAGTTTCTGTAAATACTGGGCTATTTGGGTTTTTTCTTGCCATTATCCTCCGGTTATACTTTGAATTTGTTTAGTAAAGTCTTCAATTTTTTCTTCTAAAGCTATAATTAAATCTGTTTTTTCTTTAAAATCTTTTTCTAAAGCTATTTTATACGCTTCAGTATCTCCATTATACTTATCGAAATTTAAAGCAGCATCTGTAGGATCAAGAGAGATTCTAAATTCTTCAGCTTCAAAACTTCCTTTTGGTGGTCTAAATTCATCATTGAAGTTTTGTTCAGTTAAAGGTTCACCTGTAGGGATATCATCAATTATAATATCTGGTACTCTTGGGGGTGGGTTATCTGAAGTATAACCAGACAATTTTAAGAAAGAACTATATAATTCAGGGTCACCTGAAAAAAATAAGGCTCTCTTAAAACCCTGGTCCATAACAAACACATCAGGCCATCCTGCAGCACTATTTTCGCTTCTTCTTATAACAGAACCATTAGAAAATCTAGGATGTTCTCTTACGGTAGAAACATCTGGTTGATTAGCTTCCTGAAGTTGTTCTAATAAATCTTTTATTTGATCTTGTAAACTATTAATTTGTTGATCTTTAGCATCCGGTCCTACGGGACCTAAATATTCAGTACTTCTTCTAATTAATTCAGCATGGCTAGATTGACCCGTTAATGGTATTTCAGTAAATAGTCTGTTATACTGGTTAAAAAAATCATCAACATTAAAATTATCTTGAGAATTAAATAATTCAGAAAAATTAGTATCAACTACTTCTTTAAATTTAGAACTATCATAAATGTTTTTTCTTATAGAAATTTTTTGAGCCATTATCTAGTTACTTTAAAATAGTAATTATCATCATAAATTTGAATTCCATCATTATTATCATGACGGATTAAAATTCTATAATATCTTTCAGGTTGTAAACCTTGCATATTTAATTTAAAAAACATTCCTTCTGAATCTGCGCTTAATTTAGTATAACTAGTATCAAAAGGTATTATTACTTCTTTAGAAGTATAATCTTCTATGCTATAGTAAGAAGAAGAATTCAAATATTTTACATTTAAAAAATTTGAAGAAGTAGTAAAAGTTCTAGTAGGGTACTGCTTTCTAGAGCTGATTCTAAAAGTTTTTTCTTCAGTTTGTTTATATTCTCTTCTATTATTATTAATACTTAGTTGTATTTTTCCACTTTCTAAAACTGAATTATGATTACTACCAGTATTATAAGAAGAATCATCCCATTTTATAATTAAAGAAGGGGAAAATATAGTATGGGTATCTACTGAAAAATATTTTAAACACCCTTGGTCTGTTGTGTTATTAAAAACATCATTTTCTCTTAAAAGGATAAATCCATTATTAGGAATTCCTGTGGGGTAGGTTTGAGAGGCAAATAAACTAGATGAGAATTTTTGTATTTGACTTGTAATATTAAAATTTAAATCAAAATTATTAGTAATTCCTATTGCTTGAGAAGATTCAAAACCACTACCTGTATACCATAATCCACCAGATACTGGAGTAGTACTACCCGAAAAGCTTCCTGTAGTTCCCGTAGTTAAAGTTCCCCAAGAAGTTTTATCTGTACCATTATCTCTAAATAACCAAGAACAACCATTACTAGTTACGTTACTAAATACTGGATCCTCTATATATCTTTGTGATCCATTATTCCAAGATTCCGAAAGAGGGTATAATTCTACTGTTTGGGTTATAGGGAGATCTTGGCTAAATTCAGTAGCATATAATTTTAGACTAGCAGAAAAATCTCCTATTACTCTATCTCTTAATACTTCAGTTAATTCGGAATCTTTAAATTGTAAAAGTATTCTAGAAGGGTAATATAAACTATTATCTAATCCTTTTTCAGAGTCTAAGGATAGAGTTTCTACAATACCCGTATTAAGGGTTTGTCTTTTAGGGTGACTATAAATAGTCGTGTCTTTTTCAGGGTATAAAAAATGATATGCCATTGTTAATATTTTACTATTCTTCCTACTATATCTTGATCAGGATATTTCACTTCAAAAATACTAACATCTACAGAGGGATATAAAATATTATTTATTAAAGCTGAATCAAAATCATATGAATATTGAGAATAACCTAATGCCGTGCCGGATTTATTAGTTAGTCTTACATCTTCTACATTTTGAACTCCTTCTATAGCTCCTATAACATTAAATATTTCACTTAATACTATGGGTTGATTTAATTGCCAATTACTTATATTAAAGTAATCTTTTAAAGCAGTAATGCATCTAAGTAATACTTGATCATTATTATAATTTTTAAAAGTAACTATATCAAATTCTACCCCTACATTTATAATAAAACCATCTTTAATATTAATAGAATCAGTTAACATCCTATATTGTTCTAAGTAAGTAATTAGATTTTGGCGAGCTGCCGCATTTAGGGGAATTAAATTATTATTATTATCTGTAGCTAAAACATATAAATTTAAACCATTGGGGTTCGAAATTCTAGCACTGCTTTCTACACTAATTTGGTCGTCTTTTATAATATAAGCTTTAGATATTTTACCAAATTTAGGGGGCATAGATAATGTTCTTATTACATAATCTTCTTTAGATACTGTTCTTAATTGAGCAGCTGAAGCCGCAATACTATTTTGTCTAATATCTTCAATAGTATCTCCTGTACTGCCCCCTACTGCTGGTAGTGGATTATTAACAGCTAAAGAATCTGCTACTGATGTTTGGATGCTATTTGTAGGATTATTTCTAAATAATTTAACTCCAGTTAGCTTAGTTATAACATTAGATTCTACATTAGATGTAATTCCTCCTCCTACTAGGTAATTCACAGTTAAAACTGTGTTAGAAGGTACTTCTCCATATGCTTTAGTAAATAAAAAGTTAGATGGGTCAAAAGCCTTATCTAAATTACTACTATTAAATTTAATACCTTGGCCTATATTATCAGGATTAGGAATTATTTCTTCATCTATTCCTGATGATATTCCTGAACCGAATTGTAATTGGAGAATATTATTAGAAGTAAATCTAGTCACAAAACGTTTTGGAACTCGTTTTAACCTTAATAAATAAGGAGTATTACCTCTATCACTAAATAAGTTAGGATTATTTTGTTCTACATTTTCAACTTCTTCATAAATAGTTTCTTGAGCTAAATAAGGAACTTCATTATATACATTTCCATCACTATCAATGACGGATTCTATTCCTATTATATTATTATCTGGAATTTCTAAAGTAAGAAATTTTTCAGGTTCTCCTAAACTAAAAGTAGTACTTTTAAGTTCAGCACTAATTACCCTTGCAGATTTTTTTAATAAGTAATTTTGTGGGTTACCATCACCATCTACATCAGGTCCGGTTCCATCATATTTATAAATCGATACTTCAGTAGGATCTAAGCTGCTACTGGTTTTAAAATCCACATCTTCAGTTAAAAGAAAATTTACTGGTGAAGTTCCACCACTAGTACTAAAAGTAGAATTTTTTAAAACAGTTATAGCGTATGAATAATCTGGTAGATAATTAGGAGTACCTGTGCTAGGGACTGTAATATAAAGATCTAGGGTTGTGCTTGAAGGGGTGCTTATAACTGGTTTATAACCTAAATTATATGCTAGAGCTAATAAATTTGCTTTTTCTTGGGCAGATTCTATAAAAGTTTCTTGGATTTGTGTATCAGTATAAAAAGATAAAACATCTCCTACATAAGATGCTAATTCTAAAAATATCATTCCAGGATTACTTTCAGAAAAGTCATTAAATGAATTTGGAAAGTAATTTTTAGTAAAATTAGTTAAATCTTCCTTGAACTGGTTATAGTTTTTATTAAGATATTTAATATCTTTTTTATTAGTACCAGATGTATTATTTACTTTTGAATATGCCATTTATTATAGTGTTATAGAAATCTCATTTGTATCATTATCTAATAAAACTCTATAAGCTATTTGTATTAATAGTTCTTTATCTTGTGGGGAAACGTTGAGATTAGTTATTTCTATTTGGGGTATATGAAAAGATACATTTTGATCTATTCTTGCTTTTAAAAAACTTATTTTTTGGTTTGTAGTTGAATTAGGTTCAAATAATATATCTCTTAATCCAACTCCATAAGTGGGTTCATGATATCTTTCTCCCGGGGAAGTTAAAAGAAGATTAATAAGATTAGATTTAATTTGATCTTTTGTAGTATAATTAAATTGAAATACACCTTTTTTAGTAAAAGGTACTTTTACCCCTATAGCTTTACGCGTATCAAGGTCAAGTGGATCAATTCTATATCCTATTTTTCTTTTTATAGCCATTAGGGTCTAAAATTTTTATTTTTCTCCATTGCTTTCATTAATGGTCCATAATCCTTACTTAAAAATTGGTTAGTAGGATCATTAGCAGCAAATGTTTCTTCTG